TACAATCAATTACACGCAGAGAAAAGTTGGCTAAACTTAGAGCTTTTTGTTTGGAGTTTTAATTGTCTTGCGCCTTTTCACATTCTGGTCTTAAACATAATCCGCCATATATTGGACTATGTTTAAATGTAATTTTATCTATTGGTTCGTTGGTTAGAACCGTTGGTTCGTTGGTTGGAATGGATATAATATTTGCCGCAGTAATATTTACTGTAATACTACACTTGGAACAATATAATTGCGCCTGGTTTATATTAGTTTCCTTTGTTAAAGCATACATAAAGAAATCCATCGTCGAAAGAGAATCTTTTTGCTATTGGTTGTATATTGGTTGTATATCAAGTGTATAATTATTTCAATTTATTTATTTATTTATTGAAATACTTTCTTACTATAATATATGCCTGAACAATTAGCTATATGGATCCCATCAGATTTAAATTCTGCTTCCAAAACCAGGTTAATCGCAGACCACATGATTGCCCATGGAAATGTTACACAAATTGATGTTAATACAGATTATCACAATAATTTTACAGAATATTACGACAGACATATTCGACAAGGAGAAACTACTACTACATTTTGCTATAAAGACGGAATAGGCATCAATGTAGGATATTTAATTGATAACGCGAATAAAAAAACATATGCTACTTTATTATCTTTAGATATCGACCCAGCTGACCCAACTAGGTTTGAAGTTCTCGCGATGCTTGTTTTTAAATGGTCTCCGACCGCAAATGCGGTCAAAATACAGGCTTTTTGCGGCAATCAAAAACGACCAAGCAAGGGCGCGGGCACGAAATTATTAAATTTTTTAAAAAAAACACTCATTGAAATGAATATTAATGACATTTATTTAAATCCTGTTCCCAGCGCAATCGGTTATTATTCGAATAACCGATTTAGAAAAGAGCCTGAGGGGAAGGTACATGATTCGTCTAGTCCAAAGCCCAAATCTAGTTCTAAAAGTAATAGCAAAAGTAAAAGTAAAAGCAAAAACAAATATAAAGGAATTTCTACCATGCGCATCAACTTACGCGCAGCTAATAACTGGAAAAAAGCAAAAACAAAATTGAGTTCTTATCGAGCTCTAACTCGTAAATCACATGGCAAATCGCATATCCCCACCTCCAAAAAGATACTTTGGGCAAACATAGATAAAATAGTTGCAAGCTTATCGTCAGACCACAGAGAAATGGTCGAATATCGAGATATTATCGATTTGTTGGATAGAGAAGGTGTAAAAATAACGGACGAGGAAGAAACGCTTGTCGCAAAACATTTAAGAGACAAATATCAAATATATTAATTCGGAAATATATTAATTCGGAAATATATAATATATTATATTTAAAACAACTTAAAGACAAATTAGAAAACTATATTTACACACTTATGCGTCAAAATTCGCAATATTCGCCATCAACCAGTTCTTCAACGAGGTCAAAAGCCGACCCCTATGAAACGATTCTGTCAGCAGTTTCATGTTTCCTCTTGTATTGAAATTTCGCGCAAAATTATTGAATGTATTTACCAAGCTTTGCGATTTATAGTAAATCAAATTATCATACTTAAATGGTCCCAAATTTTTCCTTTTATTGACGCAATTGTGAAACACATATAGCAGATTAATCAAGTCCGTCTTGTTTTTAATATTACCGACCTTGACTTTTGACCAAAATGTCCTGGAATGATCCGCACAATCAGGACACGGTAAATTGTAACAAATCTGCTGTATATTTGAGATTATTTGCTGCGCAATTTTTGGAAATTGTTCTTCCTTTACTTTTTCTGCTAGAGTATGTATAAACATCCATGTAGAAGGACCCCAGTAACTAGGCGACATATTTATAAATAAATAAAATAAAATAAAATAAAAGATTAATTGTAATAATTTAAAGATTACACTTAATACTATATATTATGCCTAAGTATAACATTGAAGGAAATATTGATTTTTATGGGTCGCTCTATAGTTCGCTGGATTACGACAGCGACAAGGATAACGACAAGGATAACGACAAGGATAAGGACCCAGAAATGGTAGACAAGAAACTGCTTTGCGAAATTACTGGTTCTAAACTGACAACCAATTTTGTTACACTAGAGTGTAAGCATACATTTAATTATGATGCGATTTACACTGAGATTTGTAAGCAAAAATTCGAATTTCATTCTTATACGCCTGATGTGTTATCTAAAACTGATATCACGAAAATCCGCGATTCTAAACTAGACTATTATATCAAGTGTCCTTATTGTCGCAACATTCAATTTGAATTGCTACCGCATTATGAAGAACTGGGGTTTCAAAAGAAATACGGGGTCAATACAAATGACATCGATTTTAGAGAGGTCAAGACCTCGTATGTGCCATCTTCTTTGCCGGCAAATTACACCTACATGTTGTATGGATATAAGTTTGTTAAGGGCGCGTGTTGTAAAACAACTCTAGTAAATGGTAAGGTCGTGCCTTGCTGGAATACATTTACGACACCTATTGCGGCACCGGATGGTTCTATGAAAGAACTGTGTCCTATTCATGTTAAGCCGGAAGTCAAGGCCTATAAATTAGAGATTAAGAAGAAGGCGATTGAAGACAAGCTTAAGGCCAAAGCATTAAGCGCAGCATTAATCGCAGCGAAAAAGGAGGCGATAAGCGCAAAAGGCGCGGCAACAAAAGGCGCGGCAACAAAAGGCGCGACAACAAAAGGCGCGACAACAAAAGGCGCGGCAACAAAAGGCGCGACAACAACAAATAAAAAGGAAGAACCAACTATTTGCTTTAGCTGTAGCGCGCTGCTAAAGACAGGATTAAGAAAGGGGGAAGCTTGTGGCCAAAAAGCAACTAGTGAAAATAATTTATGTAAAAGACATGCTGCAAAATAAATCTTTAATATCTGCCAAGTATATAATGGTTAACTCTGTATTTTGGCAAGTAATGGTATTTTATGCGTTATTATCGTGCGTCATTTCTCCTCTAATTGGTCAACATTTTAGGGGTTCTGATGGTCTTGGAGAGGGATACATTGCTGGTTCTATCATATCAGTATTGCTTTGGCTAGTGGTTGGCAAAAAGTATGCTAAAATGGAATAATGTTATAATGAAAAAGCATTTAAAATTAATATTAATATTAAATATATAATTAATATTAATATGTCTCAAAAAGAAGAACCATCGCTAACTTCTACCAAAGAAGAACTAATATCCAGTATCAAAGAGTGGATAAAATTGGACAATGATATTGCCAAAGCAAAATCGGATATTAAGGAGAAAACTTCCAGGAAAAAGGTTCTCACGGAAACCCTTGTTACCATTATGAAGGGAAGTTCTATTGACTGTTTTGACATCAATGGAGGCGCATTACTTTACAAGCAGAAGAAGACCAAGAAGCCGATTTCCGCTAAATATCTGCTGACGGAATTACAGAAGTATTATAAAGATCAGCCTGAAGTGGCGAGCGACCTAACAAAACAGATTTTGGATAACCGAGAGCTTTCTGTTAAGGACGAAATTTGTCGGAAAATCAACAAATAATGGCGATTATATATCGTTTTCGATGGAATCCGTTTGTGAGCATATATGGTCACGATAAATTCATCAAAAGCCTATAGGTCCGCATTCGACGCAGTCGGTCCCGTATCATAAAAGAGCCCAGTTGCGCTTCTTGTCGTCGGATACACCGGAATCGATTTATATTCATCTGGTTCTGGCGAATACTGATTCACCAGCTTTTTATCCGCTAATTCCAGACTATAGTTAAACGACTTTGTCCACTTATCGTAACCCTCGTATGGTCTGACAATTTCGGCCTTCTTGTCCACATACGCGGTCACCGAACCGATATCCGTCGTCAGTGACGAATACTGTGGCGCCTGATTCCATGTCAGCTTACCGGCATCGTCTAGCGGTTTCACTTCTGTATCCGTTAAATATTTTGGAGGCGCGGTGATTGGGGGCTGGCAGCCCTGGCAATCCACATCGGAGGTACATTGCTGCTTTGTAATCGCGCATTGTGATTGCGGGCCACAAAAATTGGAACAACTATATTCATTATTTACCACTTCTACATTATGGCTATTTTTGGGACTATTGCTATCATATGTTAGCAGCGCATTCGGGTCAAAACCTTCTCTAATATATCTTTTGTAAAATAACTCGACTCCTGTAAATAACCAGACTCCTGTAAATAACCCGACTCCTGTAAATAACCCGACTCCTGTAAATAACCCGACTCTTGTAAATAACCCGACTCTTGTAAATAACCAGACTCCTGTAATTAATGTGAGCAAAATCATGATTTTTATATTTTTTGAAATTTTCATATATATAAGTGATAATTTATTTTACATAAATGTTATATAAATATTATATAATATTTCATTTAGTGAAAAATATAATTAGTAATGTTAAATAAGACATACAATAGTTTATAATTATATATTTTATTCCGCAAAATTTAATATATATTTATTATAAAATGTCAACAGATGAACCCACTACAATTGATGAAAAAAAAGCGGAAGATAGCGGAAGCACAACCAAGAAAGCAGATTGGAAAGGGTTTTCTAAAACTTTTAGTAATAGCTTAATAACGGGTATTTTTTTAGGGGTGATTGTATTAGGATCCGTTGGCCTTTTCTTGGCAAAAGTTGCCAACGCAAATATATTGCCGACCGATTGTAATATAGATATAGAACCATATCCGGCGATAGAACCGACTCTAGATAAAGTCCTGCCAAGAGTGGTGCCAATGGAGATTATTTATATGAATCCTGTTAAATTATTAAATAATTATGGGTTAAACTTTTGGTCAGAGCCTGCCCAATATTATGTCCAGGAAGCCAATTTTGTTAACGATAATGCAAATTTAAATTTTATGGAAGACTTTAAAAATTCTTGGTTGTGTAGTCTTAAAAAAAAAGCATACCCGCGAGCTGATAAAGACAAGGCGAGTGATATAATTGCTGTAAATTCTACTAGGTCTAGTGTATCTGGTGACCTTGTTACCGATCTTCAGACTCACATTAGAGCCCGTGAAAATAAAGTTGAGGGCGGACATATGCTGGACATGCGACCAGACATGATAAGCCGCCCAAGCCCCGATGATACAACCATTACACCAGATATTAATAGTTTGCCTCAAAATAGTCCATTTTGGGCATATGAATTTGAAACAATGAGAAAAACAACATGTACTTCTTTTTCTATTATCAATAGTGTATTTTTTTACATGAATTACTTACCAGAATGGGCCACCATGATTATTTTCGCATTATTTTTTTCTGTAATAATAACCTTTATTTTTCTTATCAATTGGGGTTATGGTTTGTGGGTTCATTTATCAAATTTTGGAAAAATGATTGATAATTTATATAATCCGGAGAAATTTAATGAAAATAACTTAACAAGTGTCACAAAACCTAAAGGAGAATGGAATAGTTGGTCAAATATATGGTTTCAAATTAAAAACATTTTTTATGTATTTGCTTATTTTATAGGGGCTCTATATTCTGCTATAATTATAAGTCCAACCATTGTTACCTTTTATGCGCTTTTTAAAGCATTAGGAGCCAATTATGTCGTAAGAGATAAAACTACCAATAAGGTTCCGGATGATGCTCCAAAACAAAATGTGTTTTCATTTATAAAATCAACTTTGTATTACAAAAAGACATTTTTAATAATACTTGTTATGATTAATCTAATGGGAATTACAAATGAATATTTAGGTCCTTCTTATTTACCCGGTGTTATCATAGCTATTTTAATACTTATTTTTGGTTTAAAAATATTAGAAACGACTGAACCAGCTGACTTGTGTTTAGTTAAAAATCCAAAGTTTCCTTCTTTAAATCAACCTAAAGTAAATTTAACCAAAGATTTCCTATCTAGTCTTACACCAGTAGATATGTGTAGCGATAAGCCTACACCATATATCGACAGATCTGCTAATGTAACGACGGTTACGGGATATTTAGGTTCTAATGTGTTGGAAAATAATATGGCTAATAATAACATGGGCTCTAATATAACACCTCTTATAGGAGGTGCTCCCGGTTTACAAAAAACAAAACTTAAAAGGAAGATATACAATTTAAAACTTGTATAAACTTGTATAATTAGGGAAACAATATAGATATAAATTATAAATATATTTATAACATAATTTATAATCATGGACCTTTATCCGCTGGTTAGCATATGTACCCCCACTTTTAATCGCAGACCATTTATCCCTTCTATGATTAAATGCTTTGAGCAGCAAACATATCCGAAGGATAGAATCGAATGGATCATTATTGACGACGGAACAGACCCTATTATGGACCTAGTTCTAAATATTAAACAAGTGAAATACACTTTTTATAAAGAAAAGATGTTGTTAGGTAGAAAGCGAAATCTAATGCATAATAAATGCTCAGGCGACATTATTATTTATATGGACGACGATGACTATTACCCGCCTGAACGCGTATCTCATGCGGTGAAAACATTACAAGACAATCCGAGCTTTTTAATCGCCGGATGTAGTGAAATGTATGTATATTTTGATAGCAGACAGAAAATGTATAGATGCGGGCCATATAAAGAGTATCATTCCACTGCGGCGACCTTTGCTTTTAGAAGGGAATTGTTAAAGGAAACTAGCTACAATAATGAAAATGCGCTGGCAGAAGAGAAGCATTTTCTCAAGAATTATACGATTCCGCTGAAACAATTGGATAGCTTAAAATCTATTATTGTCTTTTCGCATAAACATAATTCATTGAATAAAGAAAAGCTTCTAGAAAATTTGGAACTAACAAAAACGGTAGAGACCGAACTTAAAATTGATGATTATTTTATCGATTCTAGTTTAAAACAATTCTACATGACGGATATGAATGTTTTGCTGGAAACATATGAACCTGGAAGACCGGAACATAAGCCGGAATTATTGAAGCAAATGAACCTGATGGAAGAGGAGCGAAATAGACGCATGGAAGAGCATAATAAAATGTTAAAAGCGAGGGCGCTTTTACATCAGAAAAGTGCGATAATAGAGACAGTCGATGCTGTAAAACAGCATTATGAAAAATTACTAGCAGATAAAACCTATTTAATAAATGAACTGCTTAAAAAGGTAAAAGAATTAAAGGGCGAATTGAGCGAATATAAAGAAATTGGTATAAAGAATCCATTATAAGGAAATTGGTATAAGGTTTTATACGATTATCTAATTCAATTAAAAAATTGAATTAAATATATATGACAGATATAAATAATATAACTAACAATATGACTGAAATGAATTTATTTGAAGGTAGCTTAACCACCCTAACTAAATCTGAACTTTTAGCAAAATGCGCCAAATTAAAAATTACAAAATGTAAAACAAAAACAAAGGCTGAATTAATAGATTTAATAAATACAAATACAAATATAGAATTTATCGAAGAAGACGAAGCCGCACAGATAACAGCCATGCCAATACCAGCCACACAGATAACAGCCATGCCAATACCAGCCACACAGATAACAGCCATGCCAATACCATCCACTGTTGCGGCCGCAGACGACCAAATAATAATATTAAACAACGACTGCTTAATAGAGCTAGAAAAGCTACCGGACAATAGCATAGATTGCGTGATAACCGATCCCCCCTATTTTATAGACAAACTGGATAACAAATGGTCTTCCGATGAAGTGAAAAACGATGTGAAAAATAGCCACATTACTCATTTGCCAAAAGGAATGAAATTCGACAAATCCCAGGTGAAAAATTTGTATGACTATTATTTGAAACTATCGCAACTGCTGTTTAAAAAAATGAAACCAGGTGCGTTTTTCTTGTCCTTTTCATCGCCGAGACTATATCACGCAATCGCAATGAGTTGTGAAATCGCCGGGTTTGAAATCAGAGACATGATTAATTGGACATATACCCAAAGCATGCCAAAGGGAATGTCCGTGTCCCATGTTATCGATAAAATGAACATATCGGAGGAGGCAAAGGCGGACTTAACCGAAGAATACAAGTGCTTCAAAACGCCGCAAATTAGGTCCTGTTTTGAACCAATCTGCGTGGCAATGAAACCAATTGGCAAGTCGACTTTCATACAAAATGAGCTAAACTTCAAAACTGGATTGCTAGACTTTTCGCAAAAAGTTGGCATAAATAACGACCGTGTTCCGGCAAATGTCATTACAACGGAAGAAATAAATGAAAGTTATGATAAGAATTTCATGGTTTCGAAACCGACAAAGAGTGAAAAAGGCGAGCATAATACACACATAACAGTAAAACCGCTGGCGCTAATCGAGCATCTGGTGAAATTGTTTAGCAAAGAAAATGCGCTGGTCGTCGACCCATTTTTAGGAAGCGGGACGACTGCTCTAGCATGTAAAAAAACAAATAGGAAATGTATTGGGATTGAATTAAATGCGGAATATTATGAGATTTGTTTAAATCGTTGCAGCTAAGTAGTTAATTTATCGAATAAAGCCTTATAGCCGGCAATTTGATCGGGGGTGAACTCGACTTCCTTTTTTTCAATCATGCTTTTTAATTTGGGAGCAAGAGGGAATTTAGTAAGCGTATCAATAAAGACATAATTGTCTCGGTATTTGCCTTGAATCGGTGGCTGTAAAACAAGGTTGTCGTTAGAACTATCTGTTGAACCGGGGTTTTTGTGACCTAGTTGCCATTGTTCATTCGGAACATCGATGTAGTCGGTTGTAATCGTTGACTTTATTTTATCAATTTCATCATTTTTCTGCGCCACAGTTCCGTCAAATTTGAAGTCTTTTCGCATTTTGTGCTTATTTGACAGAGCATATGGGTAAACAATATACAAACGGTTTCGCTCTATTCCGCTGTTTGTCTTTGCTCCCCACTGGTTGTGTTTGTTAAATGCTTGATTTGGATTATTGGATTTGATGTTAAATTTGGTGAAATATTCGTTACATGCGTCGCTATCCCAGTAAGCGTTTGGGTTTGCTGCCATTGCGGCAAGGGCGAATCCTTGATTGCTGGTTTTATTTGGCGGTTTTAGTTCATTTGTTTGACAGAATTGGATTAATTCTTCCGGATACTCGGTGTATAGCGTGTCGATTGCAGAGACATCGATTCGGGTGTATTTTGATTTTTGTCCTTGTTCTTTTAACTCTAACTCTTGTTCTCCTAACACAACAAATTCAATATTGGATTTCATCTTATACAGTATAGTTTAAATATACTTTAACCTATTTGAAATAAAGTATTTCAATTTTTTCATAAAATGCTTTATTTAATGCTTTATAAAAGATTTGAATAAAAGGCATTTAAAGAAATACCATCTAATAATATATAATCCAACATGTACGCATACGACCAAGAACAACAATTTATAAATGATGATTTTAGCACAAGCAATTCGGTCCCCTCTAATTTATTAAAAAATAAGCAACCACGCACAAAAGGGAACAGATGTTATACCATCGACCGAGTTCTGAATAAGAAATGGCATGATGGTAAGATGTACAAGACAGTTAAAATCAATATGTATGGTACGGGAGAATATGGTTCTTATATTAGAAACGCGGTAACCGGTGTCTACTCGAAACACAAAGTAGGCAGTGAAGCGTCGGATTTGTATTACAGTGTAGTTAATTGCTGCGGAATCGATAAAATAAATGGTCCGGTTCATTTGTATTACGATACTCCGTCGCAATATGAAGCACATCAATTCACCACAGTGGACCCATTAGCAAAAGAAGGGTGGTTCGCGAGAGTAAATTTACTTAAGGATAAATATATGTAAATTATATACAACATTATATACAACATTATACAGCCAATTTGTAATTTGTAATTATTATTTATAATTACAAATATTTCACAGGACACAGGACAATCAATCAACATTTAGTCTTCTAAATCACTTTCATCTGTCGATACTTCTACTTCATCCGTGTTTTCCTTTGTGTATTTTTCTAAATACCTATAAATACGATTGATATCCAACTTGGTAATCTCGTAATTTTCAAACATCATGTTCATTTCTACAGAATCAGGTTCGTATTTATTTTTAATATCTAGAAAAAAACCGAATAAATCCTTTTTATCCATACCTAATTGCTGACATAAATTTTGTATAAAAATAGAATTATTGTATTCAGTAGAATATTTTGTTAGTACCTTTGTAAAGCGCGCCTCCGCCGGGTTGAATTTGATTTTCTTTTTAGAAAATGTCTCATGATAAATTTCGTTATTTTTAAATGTTTTAATAAGCGAACTCATCTCGTTGAATTGCCAAATTTGCTTCTGAAAGGTGATGCGGTCAATGTAATCCGCGAAGCACATATTATCTAGAATTTTCAAATAAAATGGAATGGATTCTTCTTTTTTCATTTTACCAATCACATCAATAATGTTTTCATGCCATAAAAGACCGACAATAGTTCTATCTGTTTCATTCATGACGGTCAAGTGTTCGTCAATCGAATACTTATTATTAATCAGTTTTTTTGTAATTTTTCGCGTATCGTCGTTATATGACTTCATTAAAAATATATTTTTAATGATATTGCTATTTAAAATACTTTGTTTGTTTTTATAGAGGTCGTATACGGTATTTAATTTACGCAAATCGCCCTGAATAAAGGTAATGATACTTGCTTTAATATTTTCGTCCAATAAAGGCAAAAGAATATTAATCAAATTTAACATTTGTGGCTTGGTAGGCGATTTCAATTCAATCACATTACACACTTTCATGAGCTCCTTGATTTTTTTATCAATATGATAATTGCCGATACATATAATGGGATTCAGTGTGATTTCCTCCATGCGTTGTTTTTTCGTTTTTTTCGGTCGAATAATTTTAATCAGCGTATTAATGCCGCCCTTGTCGCCATTATTCATGCCATCAATTTCATCCATTACAATTGCTAAATGCTTGATTTTTTTGTGAAACAAACTCATGATATTTTTGTCGGACATATTATGCTTTGTAATAGTGTCAATAATGGATTTATTGCGTATATCACCGGCATCATATTTGATAACATCGTAATTTAATTCTTTGAGAATATTGGTAATAAATGAACTTTTTCCGGAGCCAGGATCGCCGTAGATATAGATGCCCTTTTTAGTGGCTAAATTGAGCTTATTTAGCTCGAAATTCTTTAAGATGTCTTTGATTTTGCTAGCTTCTTCTTCGCGATTTAATAGGGTATTGATATTTAATTCTTCCATCTTATATTTCTTATAATATTCTTTTTATGTTGGTTTTTACTTAAACCAAGTTCTTCAATTAAATTATCGAGCTTTTCTTTGCATTTGGTTGATTCATTTTCGGCGCAGTATGTTTTTAAGAAATATATGTAATTTATATAAATACAATCCTGGTATAAGTATTTTTTGATATTGAACCACTTATTGTAATTTTCTTGTAATAATTGATTAAATACGAATTCATTGTCTTGTCTAATATTTGTTCTAATGTAGTTTTCCAATTCTTTACGATTAATTGTGTCTTTAAATAGAGGATGGTGTTTTTTATATAATTCCTTGTTTAATGAAATTTTAGCGGCCGCGGGAATATATGAACTAACAATTAAAACCAATTCTTTAGGTAAGTTGTCAATGTTCTGAAAGAATCTAGCCGGAGCATTTGAAAATCTGGAGTTATATTCATATGTATATTCAAACATGTTTGTTATAATATAGTATAAAGTTATTTTTATACATGTTTAAATTGTGTATTTATACATGTATAAATTGTGTATTTATATAGTAGTGCTAGTTTCATCCGTTGTAGTTGTAGCACACGGATTCGAAACACCATATGTAATGCCATCCCATGTTAAGCCGCATTTGGTAGCCCATTTGTATTTAGCACAGGCGCCATCAGTCCCATTGAATGGACTTTGATTGAAATCCATTGTCTTTTTGTCATCCGCTGTTGGTATATACTGTGAACAAGTTCCTAAATGATGACTATTGAAACACATTGAACCATTGCCACTCAAATCTACCCAATAATCGGGACAGTTGCCGACAATAGGAGGCCATACGGTATCACTGGTTGAATTGTTAAGTGCAACGCCAATTAATACTAGAAAAAGTATTAAAAAAACTACGGCAATCATTAAAACCGCTTTTTGAAAAGACATTTCCATTATATAAATTAAACATATATTTTTTTTATGAGTGTAATATATTATAATATATTATGAATAGCTCTGAAATATTTCACAGTAAAAGTTCAAATGGTCGCATCGATATTTTAACGAGTAAAAATAAATCGGAAGCTCCTGATATTTCGAATTTGTTTGCTATGTATGACAAAATTCCGGCAAATCAGTGTACCACCCTGAGAGAACCCACTCTAGGACAATGGGATGAGACACCGCTATCAAGAGCATATTTTTCGCAAAACAATATCCAGATTGTTCAAAATGGTATTCGAGCCGGGGTTTATAGAAAGTCAAATAGCCAGTATCTCGTGGCTCCTCAAGATTGCGATTCCCTCAAAATCATCATGCGCAGTATATTCTTACAACACTCTGTTAATTTGGACCACGATATTCAGGGCCAAATTGCCGCAATGAATAAACTAGTTCTAGATTACTGTGTTGCGCGTGTGTATTCGGAAGCACAAGGATATATGAAATATTTACATGATGTGAGCACATTAGCAGTGCCATTATCGACACCTATTATGACGACGCAGAACGATAAGCGTAACTATAAGATGCCAAAATGGTTTTAAGTTGTTTTACTAATATATATTATTCTATTGCTGACACTAATGCCGTTGTAAATACCTACTATTGCGATAATACGACGACATGTGATGCGTCGATTCGTTCAATAACTTATTTATATTTGTTTTTATAATTGTTCTATCATTTTCTGAATAATATATGTCTTCGATTTTATACCCTCTTTTTTTAGGAAGTTCGTTCATGTTTTGAATACAATTTAGACATGGTTTACTATTGGCTAATGTATAAGTCTTTAGAAATCGTATAACTAACAAATTAATTTTAACTAGCTTCTTTTTATTTTTATTTTTATTTTTATTTTTTAAACAGGGTAATCGTAAAATGGCATCGTGTTCCGCGTGGATGCTAGGCATGACTCCAGCAACATCCGCATATTTATTCATCCCGTATGATAATATATTCATTAAATTATATTTGCCTTGAAATACACATGATACATGAAAATAATTGCCGCAAATACATTTATTCGCAATCATATTATTATTTTTAAACTCTTCTAAATTGGTGTTAGATGGCAAGCAAAATCGTTTCAAAAACATGGTGTCTAAGATGTTATTCATTTTATTCATTTATTTATAAATATATTGTATTACTTGATAAAATATATTTATATTCGTTTACTAGATATTTACTAGATATTTACTAGATATTTAATACTAGATATTTAATACTAGATAAAAAAGATATAATTTATTCTGGTTTCTGAAGCCTGGTATCCTTGTTAGTTTACTTTACACCTTTTAACATTTCAAATGCCTATTTACTTCAACATAAACTACATTTTGTTTTGTGCTACGAAAATCCAAATATTGATTTCCGTAATCTCTATATCCATCATCATATAGGTTGCCATCAATCGAATGCCAAACATCTATATTAACTAATTTATTTCTTGTAATAACTGGGTCTGTAACTATATTACAAATTAAATCATTTTCATCACACCAAGATTTAATTTCTTTTGCTTGTTTCCAACCGAGTGTTTGATATTTAAC